ATGTCTTGGTTTTCATCAATTTCAATGGCAGGAGTAGTTCCTACTGTTGATCCAAGTCCTATAACTAAGTCATCTGCACTATCGTCTAGTCCAATGTAAAAATCCTGTGCATTGCCATCAAATACTAATTTAGTATCTTCTGCTGTCGCATCACCTATTGTTATAGTGGTTCCAGCAACTGTTAAAGTATCAGTTATGGTTAAATCGGTAAGAGCATCTACAACTGCACCACCTGCTCCTGCTCCATCTGAATATACTATAGCTGTTCTTCCATTCCCTATAGTTACAGTGGCACCACTGCCTTGTTTAATAATTATGGATTGTGAGCCGCTAGTTGCATTTTCTATAATCCATACTTTTTTAACTGTATTGGGTCCTAAAGTTATTGTGCAGGTTGAATCTAAAGTACCTGTGTACTTTAACATCAAAGCTCTGCCTTCATCGGCAGCTCCATCCGCAATAGTCGTTGCATGAGTATCTGCATTAGTGGTTATAGCTTCTGTACCATAACCTAAAGCTTCTCCTATCAATTCTAAATTGGTATTTGTGGAATTACCCCACGTTCCAGACTCATCACCTGTAGCGATTTCTTTAAGTCTTAAATTATTTACATAAGTAGCCATTTTTTTCTCCGAAATTAAAAATTATACTAAGCAACTTCCTCCCAAGAAGGACTTTGTGTAGTGCTTACTTCCCCCCAAGAAGGACTTTGTGTAGTGCTTGTTGTAGACCAATCTGCATTTTGATCAGGTAATATTTCACCCCAAACTATTAGATTTCCTACCTCTCCAGTTCCTGTAAGTCCTGTAACATTAATGCTTATAGCTATCGTAATAGAAAGTGAACCTAATCCTGTTGTTCCTGCTAAACCTGTTACAGAAATTACATTATTAGTTACTAAACTTAAATTTCCTAAAGCAGAAGTTCCTGCTAAACCTGTTACTGCAACATTAGCAGCACCAGTGACTGTCTCATCACCTTGTGCTACTGTAGAAGCTGTTCCACTAACTCCTACAATCGCCACTCCATTAGCAACAACCGTACCTAAAGCACTTGTTCCAGCTACTCCTGTTTCTGTTACGTTGGCATCACCAGTTACAGTTTCAGTACCTAAAGCAGTAGTTCCTGCGAGTCCTGTAACACTTACATTAGCAGCACCAGTTACTGTTTCTGATCCTATTGCTCCTGTGGCTGCAAGTCCCGTGAGGCTTACATTAGCAGCACCAGTGACTGTCTCAGAACCTAAAGCAGTTGTTCCCGCTACACCTGTTAATTCAACAGGTACAGGTTCGCCCCAAGTACCTGAATTCCAAGTACTTCGACCCCAGCCTGTTATATTAGCCATAGGCTAAATTTACGCTATTCTAATTACAGCGTTACTTGCGTCAGCAGTAGGGAAGGAAATTGTAAAACTTCCTGCCGTAGAGGTTTTATCGCCTCCAAAATCAAATACTGCAACCGCAGGATCACCTGAAGCAGAATCATTAAAAATCATACAACCTCTAGCAGTAATCGTACAAGTACCAAAAGTTAAATCAGCAAAATCTGTGAAAGCAGTTGTGCCAGATGTTGAAGGATCAACTCTAGTTAAACTTCCACCTTTTGCTGTGTAATTAGTACCAGTAGCTTCCTGACTTGTAGTGTAAGCCGTTGTAGAAGCACTCATAGTAGCTGAACTGGTATAAAGAGCCAGATTAAAAGTGTTTCCACCTGAGTTTTTAAAATTGTGTACACCTTCTAAAAGTTCTTGTTTGAAAGAAGTACACATCGCTTGTGTTATCGCCATTATAGTCTCCTAATAATATTAGCTAGGTCTTTATGACCTTGTTTTTCTAATTGATTACATATTGTGCATATATGATTATTAACTGCTTCCTTCATATAATATGCAATCACCTTTTGACACAATTCCCTAAACACATGAGCTTGTGCTTTTATTGGTTCAGGTGCTGTGTCGCTTACAGAAATCAGTTTATCTGTAGCCATTTCTGCCACTTCTTCAATAGAGTGACCTCTGTAATTAGTTGTTTTTACCCCTAAATCTCCAAGGGAAATTTCAAATTTATCTGTTTGCATTATGGTTTTTTTGGTTCTACCGGGTCTAACCCAGCATTAAGGTTCTCATCATATCTGTCAGCAATACCCATAGGTACCATTTGCTGTCTTATAACTTCTGAAAATTTGCAGACGTTTAATTTATTATTATCATCTAAAAAAGACACCATAGGATCAGATAATCTGTGGTAGCCATATAATTTATCTTTTAATTCTATACTAGCATCCAACAAGTTTGATCTAGTTGCTATACATATCTGTATTCCTCGTTCCATACATTTTGCTAACCAAAACTCACAACAAGCTCTGCCCATTTCAGCAAAATATAAATTGTGCTTATAAGTAAAATCTGCACCAAACATCTCAATAGAGCCTACTTCATTCCAACAAGCAAAAGCTATTGCATAAGCTACAGTGTTATTTATATAACCACACTCAGTATCTTTTACTACACTTTCAATAGGATAAAGTTCTAATGCCGAAACTCTGTCGTCTAATTGACAAGTATAAGTAGGACATTGTAACTTTGGTAATGCTTTTCTCATTAGACCAGTCATATCTCCTGCATCATCTGAATCAAAAAATCTAGATACAGGGTCCATTACAAAAGCTCTATCTGGATATGGAACTACTCCAATCATCGCATTAATTACCCAAACTTCGTCAAACTCCTGACTATGTGTTATAGCCATATGAAAATCTAGTTGACTATTTCCCATAGCTACAATAGCTATCCTTTTGCCTTTTAAGGCTTTTATAGGTTTTTTTAACACAATCTGCTCCTTTATTTATTATGTTTGAGGTACTCTAAATGCTCCTTCTCTATAAGAGTCGCTAATATTTTCAGCTTCACCTAAATTCTTTAATCTAGCTAAAGCTTCTTTATATCTTGTATCATAAAGTTGCATTAAATCTGGCTCTCCCTTCATATAGGTATAGCCTTCTAATAAACAGGCATAAAGTAAAGCATTACTAGCATTAGTTGATAACCATGTTGTTCCATCTGATGCTCCTGCCGTTATAGAGGATGGACGATAAAAATAGTGTAACTCTACTGAATAATTTGCATCAGGAGTGGGTCCAACTATAAAACTTGAATCATCAAAAATTGCGTAATGTTTAGGAGAAGCCTTTACTGTGCTATTTGGATAAGCCTCTCGAATAAAACTTACATCAGTTTTTAATAAATAGCTGTAAACATTAGAACTTATTGTTGCTAAAGAAAAATCATCCATAAAGTCTGAAGGTGTAGCTAAATAAGTATTTCCATCTGTTAATGATCCAGTAACATTTTTTCTAAATACTGGTAAACGAATAATTTTTAATATTCTTTCCTCACCCTGTTTAATAATAGTCGGTAAATCATTTACAAAAGTAGTTTCAGTATTTTGTAAATAATCTTTTATTGCTGTCTGTAATTCTGTGTACGTCATAATTAACTCGTTGTAACAGTTAAATCACCAATTTTTCCCCTCATAATCATATTACTCAGAGAACTTGCTCCATACTCTGCATCATATCCACCAATAGGGTCCCAAGCAGAAAGTCTTCTACTTGCCTCTAAAGAAGTGTCTGGTCTAGCATCCCTTAAAGCCTGTGGATCATTGACAGGATATTGTCCTAGCTGTAACTGTGGTTGATCTTGGTCTAAACATTCATAACAAACTCTAAATCCAGTTCTTTTTTGGTCTGATATTTCAAAGCGTAATTCATTATATGGATATTCAAATCCACAACGATCACATATTGCTATTGCATATTTACCAGAAGCAAAAGAAGGCATTAACTGTAACCCCCATAAGGAACAAACCTTACAGAAGCTTTTTCCCTATCTTCTTGTGCTGCTAAATTCCATTGTTCGTCATACATAGCTTTTAAAGCTATAACTCTTTCTGGTTGTTCAGCGTGTTTTACAGATAAATAATAAGCTAATCCAGCCGTAGCACATGGTATAAATCTTGCAGGTAAATCCAATGTATTAGTTGCAGGACTTCCTACATCTTCCATTCGTGCTATTCGGTAATAAAATAAAGTATAAGTTTGAGCATCATCGGGAACTGGATAAAGATGTACTACAGGAGCTGCTTGTGCTCTATCTATATAAATCTGTATTGGTTTACCTTGATTAAGTTTATTTGGAATTGTTGCATAAGTAGCAACTGAGATACGATTCAGACTGGTATCTGATTGTGTGCTGGTGTTACCTGAATTGACCCTGATTAAATGTTCAATTAAATCAATGGTATCTGCTGGCATCGTGTAACTTCCTGTACCCGCAGTTAAAGTTTGTGTTCCGCTTTCTATTTTCCACAAGTTTATTCCTCTATTCATCCATTCAAGGAACATAGTATTAAGTGAGCGTCTAGCACTCCTTAGATGATATCCAGAACGCATTTCTACCCCAACCATATCGAAGGCTTCTTCTGCAATTTCTGCAAAATCTGGATTAAATGTAGCTGTTCCGCTTGTAGCCATTATTTCTTCCTTTGTCTAGCTTTGATAGCTCTTAATCTCTGCTGGGCTTTCTTGCGGGTAGGAGATAGACCATTTACGTTGTCTATCTTCCATCCGCCTTTTACTTTTCTGATAGGCATTTTATTTACCTTTTCTACGTCTTCTTCTTTGTCTCTTTTTTCGCCTCTTACCACTAATAGGCTTTTTAAAAGACGCACTAAAGTCTGGTTTTTTTCCTTTACGACCACCAATACCTGCACGAAGTTGGGTATCTCCTATTCTTTTATTGATTCCCAAATCATATCTGCCTTCCTGTCCTTTTTCTAAAGTTAAATTAGAAGGTAGTATTCTTTTAATAGCTTTATTAAGCAAGATATTTTCTAACTTATCTTTAGTGCTTCCGCCACCTGAATAAGATTTAACTTTGCCACCTTTCTTATAAACCACCTTGTCGTATTCAGGTGTTTTATCTGCGTGAGTAAGTTTTTTACCCACTTTGTTTGCGTAAGCTTTCGCTTCACGCATACCTTTTGCGGTGTAAGAGAATTCCTTACCGTTTACTCTAGGCATAGTTACCTCTCTGTTTAACTGCTGTAATGTTTCAACGCCCAAATAACAACGCTGTAAGTGTCTCCGTCAGTATGGTCATTTGTTGTAATCAATAAATCACCATTAATACCACTGCCAGCATTATTTGGAATACCTGATAAATCTTCACTGCTAGAGGTAAAGTCCCAAGTATCTGTCCAGTCTTTAGGAGCTTGTGCAATAAACATATTAGTACTTGCGTTCCAAAATAGTTTAAAGCCCATTCCTACATTACTAAACCACATACGTTGAAGAACAATACGACTACAAGCAGCACCTGTTGTCGGATTGGCATTTAAACCAGAAACATCAACGAGAGTGGCGGCACTTTGTCCCGTGCCGTCACTAACATTGGTAAATTTCATTATTAGGTTTCTGCCACCATCCTGTATTGTTTGTGAGGTAGTTGCATCAGCCATTATTTACTCCTTACTCGAATGGAGTAGCTAATGTACCGTCACCATGCAAATATGCTTCACAATGCCATACTGCTGCACTTGTAGCTACTAAGCGAATAATTCCGCCTACTAACCAACCTTGTGCTGCTGTACCTAAATCAATAGTGTCGTCATTACTGGCATCAGGTATGAAAGTATTAGTATCACCTGCGGTTGCTGGGTCAAATATTTGAGCAAAACCAGAGAATAGATCACTGGTATTGTCAGTATTAATTTGTCCTGCACCTGTAAAAGTTGTACCAACTATGAAGGTATAGTTTAATCCCGCAGCAGCAGTCGGTAATGTAACAACAATACCTGCTGCCCTGTTAAGGGTATAAACAGTTCCTGAATCAGTTGATTCAACACTTTTAGTCGCAGTTGTGATACTGCTAATGTTAGAGTAAGAAGATACATAACCTGTAGTAGTGATATTACCACTGGTATCAATATCTAAGTTTGTTGTAATAGCACCAGTTGTGGAGTTTTTGCTTATCTGCTCAAAGCCATTCTCCGACCTGACTGGTCCATCAAAAGTGGTGTTTGCCATAATTTCCTCCTTTAAGGAAATAAATCTATAGTCTTGGCTCGTCTGCTAGGTCAGTCTATAGAAGTTAAAAAATCCCTAGAAAAAAAGGGGTGACTAGCTAGCAGCCACCCCAAATTTATTAACTACTGCCCGGTGATCCGTAGATTCCTAGGTAGTCGCTCACTCCAAATGAGTACCTTTCTCTAGCTTTATATCTTGCATTTCCAGTGTCAAAGTCACCGTCCATAGAAGTTTCTAAAGCTGTTCTAGTGAAATGTTTCATTCCATTTGGAACATCTGTAATAACGAACCAAGCATTGGTATCTGTTAAATAATGATTAACAAAATAACCTTCTGGGATTGCTCCGTTATTTCTTAGAGCGTTTAAGTCATTATCAGCAGTTCCAACTCTGCCCTGTGTCTCTAAGAGACGAGTAGCAGTAAATTGTAAAGCTGATGGGATAATTAAACGCTTTGGCTTTGCTGCTACCAAAAGTCCACGTTCATCTTTAAACGCAGCAATATCAATTACTGCATTTTCTAATGAAGTTTCATTAAGGTCAGCGGCTGTAGATGGGCGATTGTCATTCTTCCCACCTGATACCAAGGGGTGTCCGTCACCACCAGTCACACCGTCACCTGAAGCCGTGAACAAGTTCACGCCATCACCTGATTGATATGAGTTAGTGAATCCATTGTTTAATGGATTAACGGCTTTAACCTGCTTAGTATAAGCCATTGCTCTAGCTAGTGCTTTTGTGTATCTAGCAGAAAGAGCGTCATAGAGGTTATCCTCCATAGCTTCTTCTGTAATACTAAAGCCCATAGCTATAGTTTCGTGATTATAACGAGCAGTGTAAGTCTCTTGTGCTGAATCATAAGTGATTGCAGAACCTTCGTCTTTCACTGGAGCAGCGTCAAATCCACTCAACTTTACTTCTTCCTCGAAAGCTCGATCTGAAGATTCAGTTTCGTAAATTGCCGATGACTCATCGTCATAAGTGCCGTATTCGTCTCCAAAGAGTGCATTCAATCCGGGTAACAACTCTTTGAGCATCTGTGCTCTTGAAATAGCCATAATTTTCTCCCGTTAAATACCAGTGGTATTATCGTATTGATGCCCTGCGTTGAATTTCACGATTACATCGGTATAAGTGTCACCAACTGAGCTTTTGGGTCCATCCACAAAGTCTATAACTCGTAGAGGGAGTGTAGCTGTTGTAGCAACGGCTGTAGAGCCGTCTACTGCATTTTTACTACGCCCAATGCTAGTTGAACCTGCCGTTTGTACTACCGCAACATTGTTACCAAGATTGGTTTGAGCTAGTGAAGCATCACTTTGCATTTTTAACAATACGTTAGGATCGTCAAGAACGTAAGCAACTGCGTCAGACGCAGCCGTACTAGCTACCCATTGTTGGTTATAAGTAGGCTGGTTAGTGTTAGGGTCAGTGTAGAAACAGCCCATGAATACACCACAAGGTGTCATGGTTGTTGTTCCTGCATCTTTCTCTATCGTACCAGCAGCTACTATTTTAACAAAATCACCGTAGAAAATAGCGGTGCCATAAGCACTGGCAATCTTAAGATGTCTAACTTTTCCTGTGAAGGAACCGCTTGAACTAAGAGTACCTATTGGCTCTGCACCGTTAGGGGTTGCTGTTGTAGCCATAATTTTCTCCGATAAGGGTCAAATATTTAAAATTAAGCTGTTCTTAAAAAAATTAAGAACCGCCACCAAATTTAACCTTCGTATTCCTTTCTGGTTTTAATAGAGGCATACGAGGGTCGTTTTCTCGTAGATAATTTCGATCAACCCCTTCCATTTGATTATCAGCTTGCTCACGATAGTAAGTGTCCCTTTTCTCCATAACCTCTTTAGGTGCTTTACATAAAAGTAAACCACCGACTTCAATATTGCCTTTTTTGGCAAATTCTGAACCGTAGTCAGATTGAATTTTTAACTCTGGGTGATCTTCCGCATTTACAGGTTTCCATCCTTCACGAAAACGTCTTGAGACGTTTATGTTGTCAGATTCTCCCTGTATGGAAGTTCTTACCCATCGAAAAACCCAACCATCTTCAGGTTCAGGTGTTGGTAATAGAGATTGAGGAAGATAATCGTCAGATGGACGAGTTTCATCTTTTCTTTCATCTACATTTCTAGGTGCACGCTCAACTCCAGTTTCTTCTGTAGTTACAGTTTCTTCTGTGTTCTTATCATTAATTTCAGACATAACATTAAACCTCCTTTATGAGTTCTTTAGCATATCTTTCTGGACTAATCCCAAGTCGCTTTGCGAGAGCTACTTGAGTTGCTGTCAACTGCACTTTGCGGGGTCTGCTACCGTTGTTACGAGTAGCGGGAGCGACCACCGATTTAGTATTTTTAGGTGTCGCAGTCTCAACTTCAACGTCATCAACGTTGTCGTCTTTTAAGCTAGTATTTTCCACCTTAAAATAATCTGGGAAGCGTTTTCTCATTCGAGTATCAACTTCCGCATAATACTTATCTGACGTTGGCGATACACCTTCTTTAGTAACTAAAGTTTCGTGTATGCCATAAGCCAAAGCTGTCATTTCCTTTTGGTCATCTGAACCAAACCAAGGATTTTCTTTCAACCAAGATACTGCCTTTGGATCAATTTGCGGAGGATTCTGCACCCCGTAAGTTTGTTGATCTATTGGCTGTTGTATATTTGGTGTCTGCTCTCTAGAAAAGTTTTGTGCCGTTTCTAAACGACTAGCATGATCCGTAGCAACCTTTAATTCAGTTTGTGCAGATAACATCTGCTCAGTTGCGTTGGTCATTAACTCTGAATCGCCAGACTCATAAGCTTCCTTATGTGCCTTTTTGGCTTGCTCAAGTTCAGCTTCTGCTTTTGCCTTTACCTGTTCTATTAAAGCACCTTCGCCACGCCTAACTAGAGCTTGGAGTCTTGAATTTTCTTCTTGCTGTTTTTTAGCAAAGTTTACTGATTCATCACGCAACCGTTGTGCGGCTTCTTTTGCTCTTCGTTCTTCGTGATATTCGTACTTTAACTTGTTGATGCGTTTTTTTACTTTATCATCAACGTTGTCAATCTCTTCCTCTACTTCTGTTTGATCAGATTTTTTCTGTTCTTCAGAACGAGGTTTTTTTCTATCCTTTTCAGGTCTGTCATCTAAGATTTCTATATCTAAATCAGACTCTTCATCTTTAGGTTTATTAATCTCTACTGGAGATCGAATACCTAGAAACTTTTCTTCTCTAGAAATAGGGTCTTCGACAACTTCTTCAATTTCTTCTGGTTCCTGAATAACCATTTCTTCTTGATTGCTCATGCCTTAACTATCCCCCTTGGGTCTTGAACAACAGCTTCTACACTGTCGTCATTGATTAAACGAAATTCCTTACCATGCACTAAGAATCGAGTGCCTGTATATGAACGCATTAATATCCAATCCCCTTCCTTGCAGTAAGCTCCGTTAGGAAAACGCCTTTCATCGTTATAGGCATCGGGTCCTAACTTCATCACAAATCCGCATATTGATCCTACGGATTCTCTTTCTACAATAGAAGCAGCTTTAATAATACCACCTTCAGTCTTTTCATCGGCTTCAGGCAATGCGATTAAAATTCGATAACCAGAGGGTTCTGGCAGTTGTTTTGCTATGGGAACAGCAACCTTTTCAGATTTCTGTTCTTTCACTTTTTCTGCGGTTTTCATAGTTTACCTTTTTTCTGCACTGGAAAGGGTCCAGAGTCCCTGCGTCAATATGACGTTACTGATCTGCTACCTCTAATAAGTCTAACAAATCACGTTCTACTAAAGCTAAACCAGCAATAACTCCCGTTAAATACCGATATTCGCCAAAGTCCTTACATCCTCCGCCACTGATTGCGTCAGAATGATCATTCATTCTTTCTCTTATTTTTCCTCTCAGTGCGTCAGGAAAATTCTCTCTGCTCATTTCTGCCATTATTTTTTACCTTTTTTCTTATTGTCTATATCTAATAAGGTTTCTGCTACATCTTTACCGATCTTAGCCCCCGCTATCTTCTCTTGGGAAGAAATGGCTTCTTTATCGGTAAGTACATCTGCTCCTATCTTAGCTCCCGCTATCTTTTCTTGAGAAGAAATCTTCTTCATATCAACGGCTAATTTTTGTGCATCCGATTTAATCTTACGTTGTACTTCTTGTTCCCTTATATCCAGTTCACGTTCACGTTGCTGAATAACAGGGTCTTCCATCTTCTCTTGAATCTCTTCTTGTCTCTGTTCTGCGATGTCTTTACTTAATACTCTATCTGCTGCTTCTGCTACCAATTTAGATAAACGCACTTCTATATCTTCTGGAAGTGGTTCTTCTGGCGGTGGTAACGGTACGCCCAGTTGTTTTTCTATTTCCTTACGGTATTGGAATCCAATATGTTCCGTAACGTGCTCAGAGAATGCTCCAAGTATTGATTTAGCATTTGGACTTTGACCAATTAACTCCCTAATCTTAGGATCATTTGCCATCGCCATATGCGTCTGTATGTGTGCTTCTTGATCTTGATACATAAAAGCCTTAACTGGTGTTTCGTTTAATATATTCATATTTTCAGAGACGGGATTAAGAGGTTGTATGTCGTCCTCTAAAGGTACAATCTTATCTGGATCACGAATACCTAATACTTCCAGCATCTGACGGTGTAATTCCGCCATGTTATACATTTGCGGTGCTTGTTGTGCTAATTGTAAAGCTGCTTGGTACTGCATAATTCTTTGTGCAGTAGTTGAAGCATTTGGATCGGCAACAGGTATAACGTCTATTTTGTCATCAAAATCTTCTGCTAATAATTCTTTTCCTTCTATATCGTATGGATATTCTCCGGGTCCAAAATCTCTAACAATGTAACAAAGTATCTTTAATTCCTGTTTCATTGAAGCAAAAATTCTTGCTTGTACTGACCCCATAACCTTCATAGAACGTTCTAATATAGCCAGAGTTGTTCCTACAGGAGCCTGATTATTCATGTCAGCTACTTTCATATCAGCAACTGAAGCGAATCTTCTTCCTTCCTCTACCAAGTTATCCAATAACTGATACAAGACCCCAGACGGTTCTTTATAAGGCAAGAAGGTAATATTATCTCTTATAGCACCTCCGGGAACATCCACATCCCTAAACTCTCCGGGCATGATTGGAGTATCGTCTCCTTTTATTCTTAACCCTCTAGCTTTTAAGCCACCGGGTAAGTTGGAGAGCGTACCAGCATCCACTAATTGTCGTAACAAGCTAGTTGCTGATTTTGCTATTCCACCAATTAAATGAATAAGCCCGAATCCATAAAATCCTAGTCCGGGGAGATATTGATAGTGAACAAAATGTTGTCTTGGCATCTTTTGTTCATCTTCTTCATACCAATTCCTTCTGATAGAGAGAACGCTCCTTGATGCCAATTCAATCGTTACGATATAGGGGAGAGCTATGCCAGTAGGCTCTCCGTCCTTCATATCAGGAAACTCTTCTAAATCTAAGTTCACCATTATTTCCAACAATGTATGTCGTTGGTCATAATCGTAATTAGCACTATCTCCAGTTAATTGATTATATTTCTCTTTAATATCATCCACTACATCAGATGGAGTTGCTAATTGAACGTCTCTATAAAATCCATTGACCTGTAATTTTCTTACTTCATTAGCGGTCTTCTTCATTACATGAGTTGCTCTTTCACAGGTAGTTAGATCAGAGGCACCATAACTCACTACAAAGTCTTCGGCTGGAACAAACATAGAACACGGTCTGCCCATATTGTGATCAAAGTAAACTTTTCTGAAAGCAGAACCAGCTAAAGGTAAATTAAACAGAAGCTTTTCTGTTTCTGTTCTGTACTCCGTCATTTTGTCAGTTAAAAGATAGTTTAAATAATCCTTTACTCTGTTTGCCTGTTCTTCTTTTTCTTGGTCTACCTGTCCAACTATCTGAGTTCTTACGGGTCCTTTAGGCGGAAATACTTCTGTAATGGCTTGTGCTTGAAAACGCACTACTGCTTCTGTTAATAATGGGTGAAACACACCACAAGCTCCGTCCCAAGGTTCTGTTCTTTCTTCTATCTTTAAACCTAATTGGTCTAAACCTTTAATATAAGTATCTTCCCAGTCCTTACGAGACTCTTTGTCTCCAAGATAATAGCCTACCAACTCTGAACCAAGTGATTCCAAATCATTTTCGTCCATATGTTCCGCAAGGTTATCATTAAACTCGTCACTCAAATCTTCCGATTCAGGATCAAAGTCAATTAACATACCACCGTCTTCAGTTGCTATAGCCAACTCATCTGGATTAGATATAAGTATCTCCAAAGGAGAGTCTTTAGCTATCTCTTCTGGTGTTTGTAGCGGTTTATCAGCCATTTATTTCCTTTTCTTTTTTTTCTTTTTCTTTTTTAAACCGCTCTTGCTGGGTTCTTGACCACCAACCCATGCCTCATTGACATCAGGTGTAGAAGTATCATCACCTACATACCTTCCCTTTTTAGTTCTGGCTCGTTTCGGAGCTACAGGTTGTTTTTTTACAACTACCTCTGGCTCTTTCTTACGAATTACAGAAGATACTACTTCTTTCTTTTCAGGTTTAGCTACTGCCCACTTTAAAAAAGTTTTTAGTTTTTTCCACATAACTGCTCCTTTTAATAATAATCTGCTCTTCTAATCGGTAACTCTTCCTCTTCTTCATCAGAATAAAGAGGAATGAAACCCCCTTGTCGAAAGCGTAATAACGCTTGCGTTGAAGAGTCTACTAAGTCATCGTGATCCCCGCTAGGGAATGCAGCGAATTCCTCAACAACTTCTTCAGAAAATCTTTTCTCTGGTGCCCACACCACACCTGATGCAAATAGGTCAGCTACAGCATTCACCCTTGCTATCTTATCGTTACCACGACTGGGTGTATATTCAGATACAGGTATTCCCATTTGGCGTAGTTCAAAGATCAAGGGCATTCCAGCCGCCTTACCTTCCACGATAAAGGCATCTGGTTGCCATTCTTTCCAGTGATCAAATGCTTTTTTCTTTAATGCTGGAAACTCCATACGGTCTTTAAAAGCATCTAACAAAATAATATTAGGTTGTAATATTCCCGTGCCTTCATCTTCTTTGTAGAAGACTCCCCAAGTTGTACACGCTGAATAGTCAGCCCTTTGAGTCTTAAGGAAAGCTGTGTCCCAAGACTGTATAATAAATTCACACTGTGGCGGGTTATCGTATTCCCAATTTTGCCACCACTCTCGTTTTACAATAGCTCCTTCTTCTGAAGTAGGGTCTTGTTGGTACTGAGCCGACCATTTCGATACAGGCAGTTCCGATCTTAACTTTTCTAGTTCCTTTATATCCCAGAACTCCTGCCATAAACTTTTTCCTGAAGGTAATATAGCGGGGAACTCTATAACCTCCCATTCGTCTACACCTTTTCTTTGAGCTTGGGCTTTCATTATCTGTCCCGTCAAATCCCTTTTGTGCCAACGAGTCATTACAATTACGATAGAGCCTCCCGGTTGCAAACGCTGACGGGGACCCGAAGTATAGTATTCGTACACTCGGTCAAATACTTGAGGATCACCGCTCTGTCCTTCCTGCTCTGAATGCGGGTCGTCAATGATGAGTACATCCGCACCCTTACCAGTTACCGCACCGCCCACACCTATCGCAAAATATTCTCCGCCTTTGTTAGTGTTCCAACGACCAGCAGCTTTAGAGTCGGCTTGCAAAGCCACTTTAGGAAAGACCTCTTTAAAATCTTCTGAACCTACTAAGTTTCTTACCTTACGTCCAAAGCCTACTGCCAGTTCTGCTGTATGAGCAATTTGAATAATCTTTCTGTCAGGGTATTTTCCTAAATACCAAGCAGGTAGTAAGTACGAGGCAAACTCTGATTTTGTATGTCGGGGGGGCATATTGATAATCAGCCTTTTAAGCTCACCCCGTGCTACTCGATTAAAAGCATCCGCCATTTTAGTATGGTGGTAGCCTTCTATAAAAGCTTTCCAAGAATGTTTTACAAAACTAAGGAAGTGTTCGTTACAGTCCTTTCTGTTCTGTGCTTGTTCGTATTCTTCCAACAGACCTAAGAAAACTTTCTTTTCATGGTCAGGCAGTTGTTCTATCTTTTGTAAATACTTATTCATAAATTAGTCCCCGCAACCTACATAGATTTTTTGTAGAGAATGATGAAAGGATTACGGGGACTTAGTGTATAACTAGGTAGTATATAACTAACTATATTATTACTTAGTTTATAACTAGGTAGTAATGTAATAAAGACAATATACTCCGAGATTTTAGCAATCATACCTACCTTCTCATGTTCGTCAAGTGTTTTCCAAACATTTCTTCAAGTTCGTCTTTCTCAGGTTCCTCAATTAACGAGCCGAGCCCGCCCTCTTTTTGTTCATCTAATGTTCGGGTTTGAACTGGCTCCGAAATTTTTTTTTCAACTACGGGGGTAGTGGGGGAGGTAGGGGGTAAATTCTGAAGTGGGGAGTTTCTAACCGACATCATGGTTCGCCAGCGTTTGGGTTGCATGGTTATCCAACCATCCTCTTCTAACTTCTTCACGATTGCATGAACTGTGCTCCGAGAAGAAACTCCGACCATCTCTGCTATTGCTTCTAATGACGGACCACAGTGTTGTGTCTCCCAGTAGGATTCTATTGCTTCTAGTACCTTTAATTGTTTAGGAGTCATATGACTAAACCTGCACAGATAAGAAAACCAACAGCGACACCCATAATGATTAACTCGTCTTTAGAATACATATATACCCCCATTATGTATGAGACTCTAACGTTTTGCAAACGTTTAGCGAAAGTTAAGCGTATATTAGTAAGCCAATCGGGGTTTATGAAAATATTTGGAAATTAATGAGCAAATTAGTGTGTACCCGAGCAGATCAAAAAAATTTCAAAATGGGGGGGTCGGGTAGGGTATGGTTCTGAATTCTGAGCTTCTATATAAGGTCTTTCAGCGATAGTGATTACTTACTTACTATCATAATTATAGGGGGGAAAATATTCTGAATGTCTGGAGTGCCTTTATAGTCGTTGTGGATATATGCCTTTAAATATTGAACGTTCAATATTTGTTCTTCTTATGTTGCATTGTTCTTTTGTATTCTGATCTCTTTTAAATGTCGCCATATCTTTAGAGTCTGAACGTCCTCTGGGTAGCGTTCAAAGTTCAGATTCTATTGTGTATCTTTCCCCATAACGTTCTGAAGCTTCTCTTCTATGTCATTCATTACTTGTTCGGGAGTTCTATCTTTTGTAGTGGTTTCAATCCTCTCTATAAAGAGACCAACATCTGAA